CGCCCAGTTGCGACAGCGATGTCGCGATTGACCGATTTGGGGACTGACTTCATGCAAAGACCGTCGCGAGACGTCTTCGGATGAGCCCACCAGTAGCAGGACTCCGCAATCGCCTCACGGCGCTTGTCGAGCTTCTGCCAGGGTGTCCCCATATGTACTCCTCGAGAACTCCTCCACATATCGGCCCTCCTGCGGAAGGACTTCTTCACCTCTCGGCTAATGTCGAAAGGCGAGAAGACCGCCGCGGGAAGCGCAACTGGTCCGCACCAAAGTTCGAGCTGTCGTGTTGCCACGAGAGTCCGTTCCTTGAATGCCTCCCAGACCGGGCCGAGGTTGACCCCCTTCCCATGGAAGGGGACGCGGCCTCGGCGCACCAATGTGTGAGGTCGGTCGCTACCGTGGTACAACCCCAAGAACCTGGCTTCGACGTTCGCTTGCGCGAGCGGCCAATAGCCCGACTTGAGGAGGTTCCACGCCGCCGAAGGCTCGTCATAGCCCGAAGCTGCCTGCCCGTAGAGGTAGGTAGCTAGGGCTTTGCGGACCAACAACGGTTGACGACCGACCTTTGAGGGGTTCCCCTTCCTTCGCGGGAGTCCCAGGCCGCCGAATCGGCGGGGTACGTCGACGAAGAAACCGTGTTTACGCCCCCAACTCCAAAGAGTTGGGTGCAGGCACGCTACGACGCGACGTACTCGCCGGAAGCGAGACAGGGACCCCCCAGAGATGGCTTCTGATGCCGGACCGATCGCCGCCCAATAGGGCACGATCTGCTTGTCGCCTGGCAACCGTGTAGGCCGAACCAAACCCCGAAGAGGGATGGACTCGGACCAACGGATGCCCACCACCCAGCGGGAACTAACCCGCGGGGAGGGTCCTCGCCAGGAAGGTGGCAAGAAGTCAGACATCAGGAGAGTGCGCGGTTCCGGATTACGTGGTTCACGCTGGCGAGCGTGGACGAGCCAAGCGCAATCCTCAGTGAAGACAAGCGCCCTGTCAGAGACAAAGTGCTTGCCGGCTGAGAATTTCGCTCCACATGCGAGCGCAGCTGTATGATACGCGTCGATCGCCTTGACCGGCCAATGGCCGACTAAGTCGTCACCGCAAATCGCAGTGCGCTCTCTCACGTGGCGAATCTGGAAACCCGTGACGGAACGAGCCGCTTCTTCGACCCAGAATAACTGGGTCAGAGAGAGTAGGCACCAGGTGAGAGGGAGACCCATAAGGATCCCCCTCTCGGTTGTGACTATCTCACCCCAAGGGTACATGATACGCATAGGGCCCGTAAGAGCCTTGAACGTAGCACGCGCCCAGTCGGGTAGCGGCCGCGAGTCCAGAATGCCGTTGACGAGACTCTCAACAAGGTCGTGCGGGAGGAGATCGGAAGCTGCGGTTAGGTCCGAAGAGACTACTTTGTAGCCCTTCGAC